CACAGATGGCTGGCGAGGAAGCCGATCATGAAACCCTCCGCAAAGCCGTGAAGAACATCCATGCGACGTATGAAGCGCCGCCGAGCATCGCAACGAGTCCGATGATGGCCAGCACGCAAGCGGCCTTGACGATGCGGTAGTGATCGCGAGTCCAGCGGATCATGGCCGCGGCGCCTGCTGCCAACTGGTCGCAAGCGGGATCAGCAGCGCCGCGATGATCGCAATGCCACCCAGCGCGCCGAGCGCCCAGTCCGGCATCAGGGCCTGTACTCGGGCCGGCATGATGGCGTAGGCGCCGAGGCCAGCCGAGGCAGAGGCGGACACAAGCGCAAGCCACGTCGATGCCTTGCGCCTCCACAGGTGCGCGTCGGCGGTTGCCGGAAGCACGCCGAGGACCTTCTTCGGCGGATTCGGAATGATGATCTGTTCCTCCTCGCCTTCGGTCTGCGGATCGGTCACTTGGGTTGCTCCGGTTTCGGATAGGGGTTCGCGACCGGGACTTTCCCGGTCCAGATGTAGCCACGGAGGATGTTTGACTCTTCGCGCGCCCACGCTTCGTGCGCCGCACGCTGCGCGGCCTCGGCGGTCATCGCGGTACGCATGTCGCTGATGCGCTGGCCCTGCATGATCACGACGGCCAGCGATACAGCCGTCACCAACGCGGCCACCCACGCGGCGCGCTCACCGCGCGATGGCGGCGGAAGCGCCGGCGCCTGCGGCATGGTCACCTGTTGCACGTTGCCGGCGCCCAGCTTGCTGGCCTCGTACACGCGTTCCAGCGTGTTGGCCAGGGAATCGAGCCGGTCGGCGGCGCGCTGCAGCGCGTGGGTTTCCGCTTCGCAGGCGCTCATTCCGGCACCGCCGCATCGGGATACAGCCGTTTGAACACGGGGATGAGCATCCGTTCGATGCGGCCCAGCGAGTTGTCGATCTTGTCGGACAAGGCATCGACCTGTGGCTTGGTCGCATACGCCTCGCCCACGTGCTCGCGCATCTTGTACCACTGCACTTCGCGATCGTTTTCCAGCTTGGTGACACGCCGATCGATCTGCTGCACATCGCCTTCGGTCTTGTCGCCGCGCACGAAGGTGCGCGACAGGAATTGCCCCAGCGCCACACCGACCACGGCGCAGATCACGCCGACGATGAGCGTGCCGGATGAGATATCCATCAACTCTCTCCCCTGAAGATCCGCGCCTCGTGAGCGCGGCGCGTCACCAAACCCTTCAACACCACCAGCTTCCCGTTCACGCGAGCCTTGTTCCAGACCGCGAACTGCGCGGCAGCGCCATCGCGGTCGCCCGCATTGAGCCGTCGCAGCAGCGTCGAACTGGTCAGATTCCCGATGCCGATGTTGTAGGCGAGCGAGACCATGGCGCCGAGCTCGTTGGGCGAGGCGTCGCGGGCGAGCTTGCTGCGCACGCCCTCGGCGGCCTCCGCGATGTCTTCGAGCAGCCAGTGGTCGGCTTGCGCCTGCGTGCAGGTATCGCCCATGCGCACGCCACGGGTGCGACCCCAGCCGATGGTGGGCACGCCGGCCGGGCAGCGATAGGCGGTGAGGCGGCAGCTTTCGGAGCGGGCGATCTCTTCGACCGCAGCCCAGGCGATGGGCCATGATAGAGATTTGTCGGGCAGGGTCATTTCTTGCGCTCCTTGTGCTGCGCTTCGGCCTCACTGGCTTGGCGCGCGCACACGGTTTCGTAGGCGCCGTACGCCGCGATGGCGAGCGAGACGACGATGATGAGCACGTGGATCGCGTTCACTTGGCGCCCCCCAGCCAGCGCTGGAAGAGGCGCTCGAGAGCCGACGTCCCAAGGCTGGCCAGCGCGGCGGCCAGCCCGATCTGGCCGGCGAAGGTGAGGTCGGGCACCCACATCAGCGCAGTGCCGGCCGCGGCGCCAAGCCCCCCTGTCGATAGCGCGCGCCCGACGACGATGCGCCAGGTGAGCAGCTCTGCGCTGGCCAGCAGCTGGCCGATGCCGATCAGCATGCCGACGAGGGCGAGCACCACCGCTTGCAGGATCTGCTCGCCGTAGTGGGAGAGCGTCTGCAGGAGGGAGGGGACACGGTCAGGCATCGTGGTCAGGCGCGCCAGGTGCGGTAGCGATCGAGCAGGCGGTCGACGTAGGGCGTGTCGGCGACGATCGTCCCGGTGATGTGCGCTTCGCGCTGCAGGTACATCGTGCCGAGCCGGGCCTTGATCCACTGCCGGATTGGTTCGGGGACTTGCGCCGCGCTGCCGTAGCCGGCAGTGACGGTGAGACGAACCGGGTACGGCACCGCGCTCGACAGTGCAGGCCAGGCGGCGGAGACGCGGATGACGGCGGGCACGTCGCCGGGGATGAGCACGTAGTCGGCGCCGGCGAGCGTGCGCTCGACGCCGGTCGGGTCGTCGTACTTGATCGCCACGGCGGACACCGGCGTCTGCGCGAGCGCGAGGGTGTCGGCGTCGGGCCATCCGGTGAGCCAGGTCTGCCAGGTCTGTGTCACGAGCTGACGGCCGATCTCGTGCTCGGCGGCCGCAGTGGCGGCGACGATGAGGCCGAGGATGAGCGCGTCTTCGGCGTCGTGGTCGACGCGCAGGTGCAGCTTGGCCTCTTCGATCAGCAGCGCGGGCGGCGTTGCGGTGGGCGCGATATGCAGCATGTCGATCGTCCGTCAGGGCAGCAAAAAGCCCGGCACGGGCCGGGCTGCGGAGGTGTGCCGATTGTCTCGGCGGCCTGGAGCCTGCCAGGTCAGGTGCGCTCCAGCCGACGTGACGGGCGCGCGAGGGGGATTAGATTGCCGGCTCTCCGGATAAACGTGTGTAATCCATAGTTCTGTGCTAGATTGATAAAACGGAATAACGTGTGGGAAGGACGACAAAATGAAGATGGCAAAAGCGTCGCAAGAAGACATTGAAATGACTCTTGAGCTGTGCCGGTCACTGGAAGACCTTCAGAAAGGCTATCTCCCAGAGGCTTTTTCTGGAGGCGAGGAGTCGCCGGTTTGGTATGACGAAGACGAAGATGCCGTCCGCGTTGTTCAGCATCTGCTGTCGATCTTGCGCAAAGGCTCTGTGTTTCGAGTCGCATTCGGGATGGCGGTGTTGCTCGATCCGAGAAATGAGGTCGTCGACCCGGAATCCGATTGCCTGGAGATACACCCGAAGTTCGATGCGGCACTGAAAGATGCTTCGCGATACCGCTGGCTGAGAGGCGACAAAGGACCGTCAAGTGCGCGATGGCCACGGTGGGATATCAAACATTGGAATGGGGTATGGAACCCGGTACAAGGGGCCGAAATGGATGATGCTGTTGATGCTGCGATTGCATCGGATGGAGATCCACAGTGAGCTGCTGCGAATGTGGCCGCCAGGCCGGAGAACCGTTACTACACTCCAATCAGCAGCGGAGATGTTTGATCCATGACCGATATCCTTGACCTTCAGGACTGGCGCGTCACTGCGACGCGTCAGGAGGATGGCGAGCTGGTCATCGAGGCCGAGTACAGCGTGCAGCCCGCTGCCTGCCTGAAGTGCGGCGTGATCGGCCGGCTTTACAAGCACGGCCCCAAGCCCATCACGGTCCGCGACAGCCCCGTGCGGGGCCGTCCGGTGCGCTTGGTGGCCATCGCACAGCGGTACAAGTGCCGGGAGTGCAACGGGACCTTCATCCAGGCGCTTGGCGGCATCCAAGACGAAATGCGCATGACCAAGCGCTGTGTCGAGTACATCGAAGAGCAGTGCCTTCGTGACACGTTCGTGCGCATCGCTGAGCACGTCGGCTGCGATGACAAGACCGTGCGCAACGTGGCGGGCGACTACATCGATAGGCTCAACGACAGGTATCAGCCGTACTTGCCCGAATGGCTTGGCATCGATGAGACCCAGATCGATGGCGTCATGCGCTGCGTGTTCACCGACATCGGGCGCCGCGTACCGATCGACATGCTGCCGACCCGAGACCGTGATGCAGTCGTGACATGGCTCCATCGGTTCCGCGATGTGAAGCGCGTCCGCGGCCTGGCGATCGACATGTGGAAGCCCTACAAGGACGCCGCGCACGCCATCTTCCCTGGCTTGCCGGTGGTGATCGACAAGTTCCACGTCGTGCGCATGGCCAACGTCGCCATGGACGACGTTCGCATCATGCTTGCCAAGACTATGCCCAAGCGGGTTGGCAAGGACTGGATGCGGCGGAAAAGCTTGCTGCGCATGCGGTACAAGGACCTCGACGAGAAGGGGCGATTCAACGTCGACATGTGGCTGGAGAACGAGCCCGAGGTCGCGCAGGCGTACCGCCTGAAGGAAGCCTTCTACGACATCTACGACGCCGCGAGCAGGGCCGAAGCGGCAGAGCAGCTCGACGCCTGGCGCGCATCGGTGCCGGCGCACATGCGCAAGACCCCCAAGCGCGGCTTCACGCCCCTGCTGACGGCCACCAAGAACTGGCGCAACGAGATCCTGGCGTACTTCGACCACCCGATCAGCAACGGCTACACCGAGGCTCTGAACGGCGTCGCCAAGGTAATCAACCGTGCAGGCCGCGGCTACAGCTTTGAGGTGCTCAGAGCGCGGCTGTTGTTTGGCAAGGAGGGGCGCAATACATCCCTGAAGCGCTGCCCTTCTTGCGGCGGCCTGTTCCTGTCGATGGTGACGACGAGCCTCGCCGTTGGTGCTGATGGGCTTAAGCCCATCAGCACCAACGAACCCCAAACCATCTGCACACATTGCAGTGAGAGATTCCACACGGAAGCGCATGCTCAACATGACTCACTCA